ACTCACCCTCATACTCCGCTATACAATCAACTCTACCTGCAAGACCAAGGTACTCAGAGTAAAGGGTTCTTTCTATAGCGTGTATATTATTTATCTTGTCCAGATATGGTGTAGCATGATGAAACATGAATTTAGTAAGTGGTCTAAACTCATCCCAATTTATTTCTTTGTTTAACATATAAAGTTCAACTGCTTCATGGAAATCAGTTCCACGAGCAGTTGCTTTCTTTGTTATGCGGTTTGCTTCTTCAATACCAACCCTTGCTCTCCAATCAGCAAAGATCTGTCTATTATAAAAGGAAGTTACAGATGTAATAGATGGAACCCATTGTCCATCAGGAAGATTATATAATCTTATTCCATTTGTTTCTTTCTTTTTTAATTCAAGTTCACCTAAGTAATTACAATGCTCAAAGATCATAAATTCATTTCCAATTTAGCAAGTAGATATTCTTTTACTAATCCAGATCGAACAATATCTTCGATACCAAATTCAATAATATCAACTGATGGCATGATGCGTAAGATTTTCATAAAGTCACTGACACCATTTCTTTCATTAGTTTTAATTAAATCAGACTGAGTGGCATCACCGCAGAACATAATCTTAGCACTCTCACCTATCCTTGTCATTATACTATCAAGTTCATGATAATTCAAGTTTTGAAATTCATCTACTATTACAATAGCATTATCTAAAGTTGTACCACGAATAAATGAAGTACTCCAGAAGGAAATAGTTCCTTGTGCTTTAAGATTTCCATAGAGCATTTCAAAGTCAGACTCTGATGGCATCTCAAACATAAACTTCACCATATTCTTATATGGTATCTGATAAAGTGATGACTTATCTTCATGATCACCAGGTAAAAAACCTATCTCTCTTGTTGCAACAAGAGATCTAACAATATAAATCTTTTCATAAGGAGTCTTTGGATCAAAAACATCCTTCAATGCATTATAAAGTGTAATAAATGTTTTACCTGTACCTGCTGCACCATAAGCAACAAGGTTTTGATTATTAGCATAGCAACGAAATAGTTCTTCTTGATTTGTTGTGAGGGGTTCAATCTTCCTCATCAAATCTAAATTAATTGGTTTTTTTCTTTTCATTTGTCTATTACTCATCCCGTATGGAATGACACTTTTACTGCGTGATTTTGCTGGCATATGATTAGAAAGGTTTTACTTTAGATCCAGGTGCTTTAGATGCTTTATGAAGAACATCATTCCATCCAGGATGAGTTCGTTTCAATTTATCTCTAAAGTCTCCGACTTCTTGACAAGCAGCAACACCTGCATTCCAATCTTTATCCCAGTCTGGGTTATCCTTTCTCCACTCATCATACTCAAGCATCGTCATAGAGAGTTCTTGTTTCTCCTTAGTTTTCAAATTAATAACAGGATAAGTAGGCATATCGTAACAATAAGGGTTAATTATTTAGCTCCACTCAAGAGCTTCTGCGACTGTAGAAAATTGTTCACAGAAAATACCACGGATTGCTTTCGCAACATCCATATGTTCTTTCTGTGTACCATGTGCAGATCGTAAATCAATATAATGTACCCATGATCTTACACTACCAGTCATATACAAACGTGTGGGTGTAGCAAGAGGCAATACAAATCTTGCACACTCCTTTGCTATACCTGCATCTAACATCTCTTTATATAATTTCATACCATCTACAAAATGTCTTTGCATCTTTAATTCAAAATCTTGTTTAACAAACTGATCAACATTATCAATACTATTCTGTCTATTCTTTGTGTCCTGACTACGTAGTTCTGGAAGAGGAATGGTATCACCTAACAAACTACTATCAGCATACCGTTGAGAGAACTCTTGGTATGTAAATGATCTATGTCTTAATATCTGTGCAGCAAGACCACGAGTAGTCTCAATCTCCACAGTCATATGTGCTTGCTCAAAGACTGACCAGTGACCGTGCTTAATACAATACTTTAATAAACCAGCAAACTTTTCATTGTCTTGGTTTTTTGGATTACTGACACGAGCAACATATGCCATATGCTTTTCCGCATCAGGTGTAACACTAATAAGTTTTACATTCATTTCTTAGATTCCTCTTTTTGTATATTGTCAACAATTTTGGTTTCCCATAATGTTATATTTTCATTAACCAAATACGAAGTGGATACTAATCTTGGAGAATCTATTTTATTTACAATAATATTTCCTGCAACTACACATCTATCCTCGTCTTCTGTATTAGGATCCACTCCATGCATCATCCAAGAAGGAAACATAATAAAATCTCCTTCATGTTGATGTGGATATGTCTGATGACCAGTACCATCAATAAAATAAAAACATTTTTTAGAAGTTGGTCTTATAAAATGAACCCAAGATATTATTTCTTGTCCAGTAAAATGCATATGAAATCCATGACCACCACCACCTTTTTCATATATCTGCATCCAATAAGGAACTGTAAGATCAGATCTACCAGATAAACCTAACTTCGTTACTCCTTCCAATATAATATCATTATACAATGGAGAAAGTTTCTCTTCAGGACGATCTTTTACTGGAAGATGATAAGAAGAATAAAAGTTTTCTTCTTTTCTAAAAGATCTATCATCTTTTTTTATATCAGATACTATAGGATCTATCGTATCTTTTGGTATAGTTTTGTTAGTTTTCCAAATAATCATTAATCTGCGTACCCATCATCGTCATCATACATTTCATCATAATCTCTTGGTATATCTTTGAATGCACCAGAGTTTTTATAAGCATCTACATCTGAATAAATCTCAGACTCAAGTTCATCAACAACCTCTTTAAGAGCCATGATTAAAACTTTTAATTTTGCTTTGTTCATATGA